AAAGGATTTGGAAGAGCTAAAGGAACTGTTACTGGAAAGAGCGTCAAGAAGAGTATTAAGAGTGTAAAGAAAGCTTTATCAAAAGGCGTTAGTAGCGTCAGCAAGAAAGTAAAACAAGCAGATAACTTTAGAAAGAAAAACTTCAGTGGTTTCTTGAAAGGACAACCAGCTAATGCACAAGATTTAAGAAGTAGAATAGCTACATCATTAGCTAACTCTGATCTAAGTTCATACAACAAAGACCGTGCATTAGATAGAAGTAAGATGACTCCTCAACAGATAAGGCATAAAGAGAGGATGAGTCAGAAAACAGGTGTAGATTACTTTGGTCCTAGAAAAGAATGGGGAAGAATTAATCTATCTGCTGATGGGTTAGCAAGACTTGGAGGTTTTGCTGATAACAAATTATACAAAGGTCTAACTACTAGGTTCCCCAGTATCAAAAAAGCAAGAGTTGATAAACGACTTTACAGTAGACCTAGATTAAAAGGTTGGCACTCAAGTCAACGTCCGGGTAGAGGACATGGTGTAGACTTAAGAGCTAACAGCGAGCAACAACTTAGAAATTTATACCAAGAAGTATTAGGTAGAGAAGCAGATCAAGAAGGATTAAATTACTGGCAGAATGAATTACAATCTGGTAATCAAAACTTAGATCAAATCAGAAATCAATTTTTACAAAGCGATGAATACAAACAAACACAAGGAGGTGATCCAATGTTACCACCAGTATTAGGCAGTGCAATAGGAGCAGCGCCAGGTTTTAGTTTCTTACCACCAATACCAAGAGGACCAAGAGGAGGAGGAAGACCTCCCCGAGGAGGTTTTTTACCTATAATGCCGACGCCTGGCATACCCGGTTTCGGTGGTCGTCGTCCTGATCCTGATGGATACACTCTACCTTGGTTACCCGGAAGACCAAGACCACCACAAGTCAGGAACCCAGAACTAGGAAACGATTGGTTAGGTAGATTCTATGATCAATATAATATTGGTGGACCTGAAGGCTTAACTAAGGAGGCTAGGGATTACTGGACTAACGAGGCAAAGACTAAAGGTATCCAACAGACAATGGATATCATTGAAGGCACAGCTAGAGCTAACAACACATGGGGTGGTAGAGCTAAAGGCTTAGTAGATCCCGGTGAAGACTACTGGAGAAAGAGAGGAATAAGAAGAACTGGTGGTAAAAAATACAGGCCTCCTAGAAGAAAGCTAACAACTTCTGAGGCAGCTATTAGAAGAAGCAAACGAAGGCTAGAGAGGGAAAGAGGTAGAGGTGTAGGCAAAGGACGACGTATAGGTAATGATACAGGTCCACCAAGAGTAGTAGGAAGACCATGGGAAGGACCAGCTAAAGGTAGACCTAAAGGAGGAAGTCGAAAAGGATCAGGACCAAAGTATGACTTCGGACCTTATAACCCTGACAAATATAGAGGAGTAACTAAGCCACCTAAAACACCAATGGGTCCGGGGAGAGGACAGCAACGTAAGCGTCCACCTCGACAAGGTAAACGAATAGGCCGTGGTAGGCTTGGTAACATTGCTAAAGCAGTAGGATTGAGAGGAGGATAGATGACAACACCATTTGATTTTAGTAGCGTTGCTGATCTCGGAACTTTCTGGGACGGCAGCGCAGCAAAAGGTAATTGGGGTGGCGGTCAACATCGATTCAACAAGTACGATGATGCTAAATACGGAGCACTTAATAGATCTTCAAACCTCGATACATTATATCAAAACTTACTTGGACGTAATGCTGACTCCAGTGGTAGAAAGTATTGGTCTGAAAGATTAGCATCAGGTGACGTTGGTTATCAAGATGTTATAAATACTATTAAAGCATCAGATGAATGGAAAGACCAGCAAACTGCTATAGCTGGTGGAGCTACAACAGCTGATGAATTAAAGTCACTAGATAGTGCATGGGTTAGTCCATTCCATAAAGATAGTGGCAGTAATCTTGCTAACTGGCAGCCTGGAGATAAGCTATCATATTCCCAAGCTTATTCTCTGGCTAATAATTTCCCTAATTGGCAGAATAAAACCGTGGGTCAAGTTAAACATGCGACAGGAGCTGGTAATGCCTATGGTGGAATAGGTAATACTTATAATACTAATAGTGGTACAGATACTATCACTGGTGGTGACGGTAACGATACTATCACTGGTGGAAGTAGTAGTATTACACATGATCCTAGATATGATTCTCTGCTAGACTCTTTCAATACTATGCAGAATACATTCTCAACTCAGTTGAGTGATCTTCAAAAAGCATACGCACAAAGCCAAACAGATATGCAGAATATGTGGGATAATGTACAATGGGATATGAACAGAACTAATAACCCACAGGTTAGAGGAGTTAGAACTCAGAATGAATTACCTGGATTCCGGAATAGAACTGGAGGAACACGAGGTTACTTCGGTAGAGGTTCAGGTAATATGTTAAAAACATCATCATTAAATATATAAAATGACAGCAAAATCTAGGTATGATTATTTATCCAGTGATCGTTCCCAGTTTTTATCAGAAGCGAAAGATGCATCGGAACTCACCCTACCTTATCTAATTAGAGGACACGAAGAATACTCTAAAGGAATGAAGCAGCTTAAGACTCCTTGGCAATCCGTTGGAGCCAAAGGAGTTGTTGCTTTAGCAAGTAAATTATCACTCAGTCTGGTCCCACCCCAGACTAGTTTCTTTAAGTTACAGTTAGATGAGTCCCAATTAGGAGAACAGTTCCCACCAGAAATAAAATCAGAATTAGATTTATCCTTTGCAAAAATAGAGAGGACCATTCTTGACGCTATTGCAGCATCAGATGATCGTGTAGTAATACACCAAGCATTACAGCATCTAGTTGTAGGTGGTAATGCTCTAATTTTCATGGGTAAAAATGGACTGAAGTTATTTCCATTGAATCGTTATGTGATAGAACGAGATGGTAACGGCGACGTGATTGAAATAGTCACAAAAGAAAGGATCAACAAAAAATTAATAGAGAATCAGTTACCTAAAGAGGTGCTGTATCCTGAAGAACCAGACAGTTCAATAGATGAAACTAAGTCTGATAAAGAAGAGTGTGATGTTTACACTCATGTAACTAGAGATAACAATAGGTTTGTATGGCATCAAGAAGTATTTGATAAGGAGTTACCACAAAGTAAAGGTAAAGCTCCTATTGAAACTACACCTTGGCTACCACTTAGATTCAATACAGTAGATGGAGAAGCTTATGGTAGAGGAAGAGTAGGTCAATTCATTGGGGATCTTAAGTCCCTTGAAGCACTATCTCAGGCACTCGTAGAAGGCTCTGCAGCAGCTGCAAAAGTTGTTTTTGTTGTATCACCCTCAAGCACAACTAAACCTCAGACACTGGCTTCTGCAGGTAATGGAGCTATAGTACAAGGTAGACCAGATGATATAGGTGTAGTACAAGTAGGTAAGACAGCTGACTTCCAGACTGCTTACAATCTAATGGGTCAGTTAGAGAAGAGATTGAATGAGGCTTTCCTTATACTTAGTGTAAGAGATAGCGAGAGGACTACTGCACAAGAAGTCCAGATGACTCAGCTAGAATTGGAACAGCAGTTAGGTGGTCTATTTGGATTACTTACTATTGAATTCCTAGTACCTTATCTAAACAGAAAGCTTAGTGTATTCCAGAAGACTGGAGAGATTCCTAAGATACCTAAAGGAATGGTTAAACCAACCATCGTTGCTGGTATTAATTCTCTTGGTAGAGGTCAGGATGTACAAGCATTAGGTAACTTTATGCAGACCTTAGCTCAGACAATGGGTCCAGAATCTATTCAACAGTTTATTAATCCTGATGAATTAATTAAGAGACTAGCTGCAGCTCAAGGTATAGATGTCTTGAATCTTGTTAAGAGTATGCAAGAGATTCAAGGAGAGAAACAGCAAGCTCAGCAACAAGCAATGCAGATGGAACAAATGAAGCAAGCCCCTAACATGGCTAAGACTCCAATGCAAGATCCATCTAAGAACCCTGCATTAGAAGCAGAATTACAAGCACAAATCCCAGAGGATCAACAACTACCACCTGAACAATAATGGCAGAAACATTAACATTTGAAAACAATCAAGAAACTACTACCTTAGATAATCTTAATGCTGATGAGCAAGATTCTCTGAAGGTAGGAGAAGCTATGCTAGAAGAGCAAGAGAATCTTCTAGCTGGCAAATATAAAGATGCACAAGAATTAGAAAAAGCCTATGTCGAACTCCAGAAAAAACTTGGAGACAAAGGTTCTGGAGATAGCCCAGAAGCTAGGGACTCCGAAGATAGTGAAGAAGTGGAGTCAGAAGAAGGTTACGAAAATGAAGAAGAAGCTGACATCGATACTTCACAAGATGGAATCCTAGATGACTTATGGGAAGAAGCTCAGTCAGAATACACTGATGAAACTCTTGATAAATTATCTGAATTTGATGCAGTTGATATAGCTGATATGCATCTTAGATACCGTCAACAAGTAGAAGCAAGTCTACCACCACCGATTACTGAGCAACAAGTTACAGAATTAAAAGGTGTAGTTGGAGGTGAAGAAAGATATAATGATATGTTACAGTGGGCACAAGATACTTTGAACCCACAAGAGATACAGATGTTTGATACTGTCATGGATAGAGGAGACCCACTCGCTGCTTTCTTTGCAGTACGTTCTCTAGCCTATAGGTATGAAGATGCACTAGGTTACGATGGTAGAATGGTAACAGGTACAGCACCTAAAGGAGATGGTAGTCAATTTAATAGTCAAGCTGAAGTTGTAGAGGCTATGAGTGATCCTCGCTACGACAGAGATCCAGCATTCCGACAGAAGGTAATGAAGAAGCTCGAACGATCAGATATTAATTTCTAATTATGGCTCTACAAGCATGGGACAAAAATCTTCGTGAGCAATTAAAAATACAACAGCAAGAGATTGAATCCTTGCAACAGCAGTTAATGATAAGCGGTGGTAATCCCGGTGGCATACCTAATAGACCATGGGATGACCCATCAAAGGAAAAAGGTCCGTTTGTACCAGCACCTCCTAGAGATAAGTTAATGATAGCTCACGGTGAAGGAAGAGGACCACAACCACAGTATCATGATGAGTACAATAGAGAACTTCCGAGACCACCTTGGATGCAGATGTTTCCAGATGGTGAATTACGTGAAATACCTTGGATGAAAGAACAGTATATGAGAGAACATCCAGAACTTTTCGCTGGTGCTACCTCTAGACAGATAAGAGATAGACTAAAACCCTTTACACATGGTTCTGGGTATGATGATTCAGGGGGTTCCTTAAGAGGAATACCTGATGCATTAAGAATTCAATTACTAAGAGATGCAAAGGCATAGTGTATTCGTGGCGACCTGAACCTTCATCATCGCCTCGGTCAACTTACACTATAAACAATGAACGATACAGA